AAATTTCTAAATCTTTAAGAACATTATCATTTTTCGGCTTTTGGTAAAATAATTTAAATTTAAATTCATCGTCAACTACACTTGTGGTTGTTGCATCAGCATCAACAACGGGAATGACAGGAGGAATCACAGGAGGAATGACAGGAGGAATGAGAGGATGAATGACAGGAATAGACATAACGGTAAATAAATGAATAATTGAAATATTACTTTCTATAAATAGAAAAATACAACTATTTAAACTTATATAAACTTATATTTTATAACATTTATTATACTAAATTAAAATTAGTTTGACACATGCATTTTTTTTATTTTTACAGGATATAGGATATATAGGACATTCCATTTTTTAAACAAGCACATTAAAATATGAACTTGGAACTAGGTAAATTTGACATGCGCTCCATCAGCTTTCGACCGGACGAAAATAAAGGTCCAGTTATCGTTTTAATCGGACGACGTGATACCGGTAAAAGTTTTCTCGTGAAAGACCTCATGTATTACCACCAGGACATCCCCATCGGAACCGTCATTTCAGGAACAGAAGCAGGCAACGGATTCTTCGGAGAACACGTTCCGAAACTCTTCATCCATGACGCATACAACACCGCCATCATAGAAAATATTTTAAAACGACAAAAAGCAGTTCTCAAACAAGTCAAAAAGGAAATGGAATCATACAAACGGAGCACCATAGACCCCCGAACCTTTGTCGTTCTCGACGATTGCTTGTTCGATAATAAATGGACCCGCGACACTATGATGCGTCTCCTCTTTATGAACGGCCGTCATTGGAAGATTATGCTGGTCATCACAATGCAATATCCTTTAGGCATTCCGCCAAATCTTAGAACCAATATTGACTACGTGTTTATCCTGCGAGAGCCGTATATAGGTAACCGAAAACGAATCTATGAAAATTATGCGGGCATGTTTCCGACATTTGAGTCATTCTGTCAGGTGATGGACCAGTGTACTGAAAATTTCGAGTGTTTGGTGATAAATAACAATGCCAAATCGAATAAGCTACAGGACCAAATTTTCTGGTACAAGGCGCAGCAGCACGGACCGTTCAAACTCGGTAGTAAAGAATTCTGGGAGATGAGCAAGGATTTGAATTCTGATGACGAAGAGGAGTCATATGACCCGAAGAACATCAACAAAAAAGGAGCGGGACCCAAAATCAGTGTGAAAAAAAATAAATGGTAGCGCAATAATTATCTTGATTTTGTTTTTAAAAAACGAAAGCAATATAATTAAAAATAAAAATTGAAAAAATAAAAACAAAAGCAAACCAATATAGAGACAACAACCGAATAGACGTATAAAATGCAAGGAACTGAGAAGAAAGATAGTATTGACATTGTCGGGTTGATAGAAAGCAACCCTGTTACAATGTTACATGCAAATAGCCAGTCAAAACTAGTTGAAAAAATAAAAACAAAATTTACAAGTTATGAACAGCAGTTATTTATTTCAAGCTTCTATTGTTATTTCAAGTATAATCCAAAGACCGACTTTGTCATTGACCTTGATAATGTGTGGAAATGGTTGGGGTTTGTACAGAAAGTTAATGCAAAACGACTATTAGAGAAAAATTTTACAATTGAAAAAGATTATAAATGTTTGCTTGTCCCATCGGAAGAGCAAACAAAGTCGACAAATACAATTGGCGTTGAAGTTGGAGAAGCAAAAAAAAACAATCGAGGTGGTCACAACAAGGAAATATTCATGTTGAATGTTGAAACTTTTAAAAAATTCTGTTTGAAAGCAGGAACAAAGAAAGCGGATGAAATTCATGATTATTTTATAAAGATGGAGGAAGTATTTCATGAAGTTTTAATGGAAGAAAGCGAAGATTTGCAAAAACAATTGTTAACTCTCGAAACCACTAAAGAAAAAGAAAAAACTCGTGCCGTTGAACAAGTAATTATTGCACAATTTCCGCAGAATACCGAGTGCGTTTATTTTGGAACAATTGACAACACGAATGAAAAAGGAGAAAAGCTGATAAAATTTGGCATTTCAAACGACTTGTCGCTTCGAGTGCTGGACCACCGCAAAAAGTATATAAATTTCAGATTGGTGTGTGCGTTTCGAGTGCAGAACAAGACCGAGATTGAGAATCTCGTGAAGAAGCATCCAAAAGTTCAAAAACATTTGCGCATGATTAAAGTGAATGATAAATGCAAAACTGAAATCATCGCATATGATGAAGTGAATTTGACGATTGATAAACTGCAAAAATATATGAAAGATATTATTGATTCGAGAAAATTGTGCATTGAGAATTTCGTAAAAATGGAGACGGAAATTCAAATGCTGTATAGTCAAAATGAAATTCTGAAAACGAATGTTGAAATGATGACAGGAAAATATACAAAGTTGCTTGTTGAACATGACCAGCTTCAAGAAACAGTGAAAAAACAAAAAGCGGCGATTGAGTCATTCCGTAAGGAAGAAAATGACAATACGGTTTTCCCGGAACCCGAAATAAACGAGGAAGCGATGAATGATGCAGCGGCCACAAGCGCTGAATTCACGGCAATGTTTAACGAGTTCGTTTCCGCCGAATGCATTGTTCGTTCAGACGTGTATGAATCATCGGTTCAGCTGGAAGGGCGGTTTCGCCTTTGGAAACAAACAAAGCCAAAAAAAGAAATATTCCACGCATTCAAAAATTATATGGACACACGATTCCAGCCAAAGCGCATGCCGATTAATAAACAAAATGCGCATTGTTACGTTGGAATTAAATTGAGAGAAGCAGAATACAAAAAAAAGTTCTCATCCACCGATGCTGCGCCGGTCGAAACATTTCTGTTTCAAATGTGCAAGTTTTCAGATAATGGTAAAATTCTGAATTCGGTATTGTTGAGAGAATATAAAAAATGGAAACAGTCCGTCCATCGCGAATGCGCAATCGATGAAATCGAATTGAAAGAAATAAAAGGATATTTGAATGCGTGTCCTTATGCACTTAAAGCAACCGTATGGACAGAACACGGAGTTAATGAAGGGTACTATGGTCTATCTCTGATGGAAGATTATATCAAACAGATGGAACAGGTACAAAAATCGAACAAAAATACAACTGGAAAAGTGGTAGAAAAACGCGAAATCAAAACAAATGAGCTTATTGGAACGTGGGACAGCATTGCAGACGCGGCAGTTTCAGAGAATGTATGTGCTGCAAAAATGAGCAGATACATTCGAGAAAAAAAACAAATTGGCGACTACCATTTTGTTGTCAAGTGTTAACAATGCCACAATAACAGCCACAACAAATGCGCTTTAAAACCCTTACACTGTCACCAAGTTGTAGATGTTGTCCACATAATTTTTTGCTTGAATGCGTGTGTATGGATTATTTTTTGAAAGCGCGGTTATTTTTGCGATGATATCTTTGATTGAATTTTTGATGCAGTGGTGTTTGTGGTGCATGTCAAAAAGGACCTTTTCTTCATTTTGTATCAACCGCAATTCGTTTGAAACCTTGGCTTCCAAGTTGCCAAGTTTGAAGTAGAAATTGGAAGATTGTGTGTACCGGTGATAAGTGTTGTGGGATTCATGCAACTTCATCTGGTTCAGCCTCATCTGGAATGGAATCAGTCGGCTCCGCAACTCTCGACACTTTTGTATCTGTTGTGTGATTTCCGCCTTGGATTGCAACTGGGCTTTCATGCGGGCTTCGTGTTCGGATTGTCGCTTGAGTATAAGTTCACGCTCGCGTTCGTGCATTTCTTTTTTCGATTTTCTCTCTTCGGATGAGGATGAGGAGTTTGCTTTTTGTTTCAATAATGATTTTTCGGCAAGTGATAGATTCTGAAACCACTCGGATGCTTCCTTCTTGTTCATTCTCTTTATTCCCGACGACTTGCCTACTCCTGATTTGGATTTGGATTTGGATTTGCCTATGGTTCCTATGGTTCTTATGGTTGTTTCCATCTTATAATTGACTTGTTGCGACTTCTTACTGGTTTGAACACTGAATATTTCAAAAGTAATTGAAAACTTTTCAATTTATATTTTTGTAATAAATAAAAATTGAAAATAAATGTTTCATTTTATATATGTTCAACCAGTTTTAAATCATCATAATTGAAATCATACAATCATATGAAACATCATCTTAATATATCAAGAAAAACAATGTTGACATTTTATTTATCATTGTCAACATTGTTCATGTTCGTAATGTTCTTAATTATGTTTATACCGGTTGAAACCAATGTTAATGTCACTGTCGTCACTGACATCATCACAATTTCTTCCAATTCAACTAAAACACCGCCAACCGATGACGAAACATCGTCTCCTTATAATGAAAGAGTAATAGTCATTTTAGGTTATTTTGGATTATCATTGATAGTTTGCATTCCAGTTTTAATGTGCATATTGTGTTTCTATAAAATGAAAGGGTCGGCCCCTTGCAATTTTAGAGAAGCATTTTGCAGCTGTTGTTAATCTACTTCCTCGATATTGGGTCCAGATTTTGATGACGACGACGACGGCTGTTGTTGTTGCTGCTGTCCAGGCATTCCTCCAGGCATTTCACCATTACCGGCATACAGTTTTGAAATAATTGGACTAACAATTCCCTCTAGTTTTTTTTGTTGCGCTTCATATTCGCTCGCATCAGTATCATTGTGTCCTGCAGATTCCATCCACTCAAGCGACGCCTTGCAAGCTTCCTCAATTGTGCCGCGGTCTGACTCGGACAACTTCTCCTGCATACCCGGTTCAGAAGCTGAACTCTTAACTGAATAAACATAATTCTCAAACCCATTTCGCGCATCAATTTTTTGTTTATGTTTCGAATCTTCCTCCTTGTATTTTTCCGCTTCAGAAACCATGCGCTCAATATCATCCTTTGACAACCGTCCTTTATCATTCGTAATTGTGATTTTATTCGATTTGCCGCCGGCTTTATCAACCGCATTCACATTCAGCACGCCATTCGCATCCAAATCAAATGTCACCTCAATCTGCGGAGTTCCGCGCGGCGCCGGAGGAATTCCGTCCAGTTGAAATTTGCCAAGAATGTTGTTGTCTTTGGTTAGCTGGCGCTCACCCTCAAACACTTGAATCAAAACACCAGGTTGGTTGTCCGCATAGGTCGAAAACGTCTGCCCCTTTTTGCATGGAATTGTAGAATTTCGCTCAATTAATTTAGTCATGACACCTCCAGCCGTCTCAATTCCCAGAGATAGCGGCGCAACATCCAGCAACAAAATATCCTGCGTGATTTTCGATTGGTCTCCCGTCAAAATTGCCGCCTGAACTGCCGCACCATATGCAACTGCCTCATCCGGATTAATCGAACGATTGAGCTCCTTTCCATTAAAATACTCCGTTAGCAAACTGCACACTTTCGGAATGCGCGTCGACCCTCCAACCAGCACAATTTCGTCAATGCTGCTCTTTGACATTTTAGAATCTCTGAGCACACGGTCAACCGGGTCAATAGTGGAACGAAACAAATCCATGCACAGCTCTTCAAATTTCGCTCGTGTAATCTTGGTCATAAAATCAGTCCCCTCAAAAAGCGAATCCACCTCAATCGTTGTTTCTGCAGATGCGGAAAGGGTTCGCTTGGCGCGTTCGCACGCAGTTCGCAACCGACGCAAAGCCCGGTTGTTACCAGTCGGATCTTTTTTGGTCTTGCGCTTAAATTCCTGAATACACCAATTCACAAGCCGATTATCAAAATCCTCACCACCCAAATGCGTATCTCCTGCAGTCGCCTTTACCTCAAAAATTCCGTCATCAATTGTTAGAAGTGATACGTCAAAAGTGCCTCCACCCAAATCAAAAATCAAAATATTGCTCTCGCCTTTTCCCTTTTTATCAAGCCCGTACGCAATTGCCGCCGCAGTTGGCTCGTTGATAATTCGCAACACATTCAGCCCCGCAATCGCACCCGCATCCTTTGTGGCTTGGCGCTGCCCATCATTAAAATATGCCGGAACCGTAATAACAGCTTCCGTAACTGGCGAGCCCAAATAACTCTCCGCAATTTCCTTCATCTTCACCAAAATCATTGCAGACACTTCCTCCGGAGAAAATGTCTTTTGTTCTCCCTTGAACTCCACCTGAACATGCGGCTTCCCACCATCCTTGGAAACCACCTTGAATGACCAATGCTTCATATCACTCTGAATGCTGGCATCGTCAATTTTTCTACCGATGAGACGCTTTGCGTCAAAAATAGTATTCTCTGGATTCATAGATACCTGATTTTTCGCAGCGTCTCCAATAAGACGTTCGCTGTCTGTGAATGCAACGTATGACGGAGTTGTCCTATTTCCCTGGTCATTTGCAATAATTTCTACGCGCTCATTCTGCCAGACACCCACACACGAATACGTCGTTCCCAAATCAATCCCGATTGCTTTTGTTACTTTTGACATTTTGAAGCTTGTTTATATAATCTCTACTGTAGTGTACGCAGTATTTGCTATTGTATATGTTCAACGCGAATTATCTCTATATTATTTCAATAATATATTTATTCATATTTATTTATTATTCGAATGAATGAATAAATATGAATTGAATAATATATGTTATGAATGACAATCTAAATAATATTAATAATTACCATTAATCAATCAATTATTTTAATCGATATTGTCAATGTCAGAGTTGTCAACATCAGAAACTTGGTTTTCACTAAGACGTGACAGCCCGTGGTCAGTATTTTTGTCAATGACCACATTCTCAGTCTCAAACATTTGTTTGCGGATGTCATCAAGTGTTACATTTTCTGACCCTTCTTCATCTTCTCCCACATTTGCATTTGTATCTGCATCATCATCGGCCGACAAATTTTTTACGCTTACGAGCTCGCCCTTGGAGTTTATAGTTTGGGTAAGTTTATTTCCAGACTTCTCCGCATTCTTTTTATTTTCCTCAATTGCTTTTTCTTTAGCTTCTTTTACGCGCTTATCAAATTCCTTCTTGGCATTATCCTCATTCTTTTTCTTTTCCGACATGAGCTGATTTAGCGTTTCTTCCATATATTCAACGCGCCCGGTCTTGTACGCATCCGGATGAAATGGAACCCACATTCCCACCGGACCCACATACACATCATGATTGGGGTCAACTTCGCGAAGCAGTTTGCAGCGCATCTCGGCTTCCTTTTGCGATCCAAAAACGCCGCGAACTTTAATACCTCTAACCGATGTTTGAAACTCGTGTTTTTCCCCGAATTCAACATCCAGTCTCTCCTCATTATTGTCTACAAATGTTTTAAAATCATCATTCACATTGTATTTCATTACCGATTCATGCTCAGTCTTCAAAAAATCCTGGAAATCTTCATTTACTTTCTCAAATGTCAAATTATACTTGTACGAAATAAAACTAATAAAATGAAGCATTACATCAACTGACTTTTTATAATTCCACTGCTTTAGAAACTCTTCAAAGAAAAAATGTTCTCTCTGTTTTATAATTTCTT